AAAGACCCGCGCAAAAGAAACTTCGGCCATGAGGTATTGATGACGCGTCAATTCTTAGCCACACTGCGCAAGCTATTTCCAAACGCCGCGATATATTACAAGTGCGGTAATCACGATGTGCGCTATGACCACTACATTATGCGCAATGCTCCTGACCTTTTAGGCATGAATGAATTTAGTTTTGAATCGCTCATGCACTTAGATCAACTCAAGATCACATTCATTCCGGATAAGCAAATCATACACGCGGGCAACTTGACAATCTTGCACGGTCATGAATTGGGTATGTCTGTATTTAGCCCCGTAAATATCGCACGTGGTTTGTTCCTGCGCGCAAAAGACAATGCGCTGTGCGGGCATCACCATCAGGCGAGTGAACACAGTGAACCCAACATCAAAGGAAAGCTTACAACTTGCTGGAGTGTGGCATGTCTTTGCGAGCTGCATCCTGACTACATGCCTATCAACAAACATCACCACGGCTTCGCGCACATTAAGGTCATGGATACGGGGGAATTCGAAGTGAGCAACTACCGCATCGTGAACGGTAAGATTCGATAATGAAAAAGCCCCCGACGTTTCAGGGGCTAGTCCAATCAATAACATAAAAACAATATACTAATCACTGCGGCAAATATACACTATGAAACGCAAACAACATCCGAAAGTAGTACACCGTAAACTCGGACGTGAGCGTGCGCATGGGCAGTATCTAAACAACGTGATAGAGATTGACCCTACACTAGCACCAATGCGCTACATGATTGTTCTCATCCACGAATATCTTCACCACATTCAACCTGAGTGGAGTGAGGAAAAGGTGGATGCTGAGGGCGAAGCACTGGGCAGGTTCCTTTGGAAGCAAGGCTTTCGCAAGGTGCAGCAATGATGCGCCCACTGCCAAGGATTAGGAACCTATTCAAAACTTATCGGATATACCGGCTTGAACTAATTCACTCGCTAGCCATTCGCGCATCTTGCCTACTAACTCGTACTGGTCTTCGGTTAGGTCTTGATACTTTTCAAGGCTGCGCAAGTGCTGCCTGAATTCATCAATCATGTCAAAGTATTTAGTGCCATTGATAGCGCAATCAAATGCGTGCTGGTCTTCGCGTAAATCAAACGTTAGTGTTGCTTTCATCTTGTTCTGTTTTATTTGGTAATCCTGCTTTGCAATCTTTATAGCCTTGATTGTATGAGTCGTGGATGTGGTTCATTTCAATCGTTTGCACGGCGTTTAATAAACCCTCCATCTCTGCCCATGTCATTTGTACGGCCTGACCTTTAAAGCGTCTCTTAAGCGTCATATGCAATCTACGAATTGCGGTTTCTTTTTTTTCCTGTGTCATTCCGTTTTCGTTTTTGGATTATTCAATTTTAGTATTTCATTCTTCACATGGTGGTAGTAAGCCTTGACGGAATAGAACTCACCTGTGCCTTCAAAGTCTTGCATGATTTCACTGGGTGCATTGCTTATTGCTTCATCTACGCAATGTAGTGCAGCGTTGATAGCTTTGATATGCACCTCAACTAGGTGGCCTTCCTGCTTGCCATTCTCGATGATGTCAAAATAGTTCGAGTACAGTTGCCATGCTTTATCTTTTGCTTTCATAAGCTTCTATTGCTTTAAATATTTGATATACTACTTGTGGCACAACAGCATTGCCATATGCTTTTATTGATTCATTTCGCCATTTTGGAAAGGTAATTCCGTCCAGTTTGGTGGGAAGCCCATCATCTCCGCTACAAAGCGGGGGTTGAGTTGGGAAGTTTTGCCATTGCTCATTAGTCGCATTAACGTCATTGAATGCATGGATCCTGGCTTCACTTGCGTGCTTTTCATATTTGCTGTCGAAATTGTTGCATCCATTGCTGTCGGAGTTGGTAACATTCCCATTATTGCTTTGGCTTGCAAACATGTTCCACCCTGTTTGAATTTCGTGTTTTGTTGATGCGCAGTCGGAGTAGGCAACAAACCAGATTCTTTCTCTTTGATGCGGCGCATTAACCGAGCTTGCAGGTATAATAAAGGGCGCGACTTGATACCTAAGATTCTCCAAATCAGAACACACTTCGTCGAATACCAACCCTGCATTCCAAGTAATAAGGCCGCGAACGTTTTCTCCCACGACGTAACGCGGTTTAATCTCTCTAATGACTCTAAGCATTTCGGGCCATAAATGGCGTTGATCTTCTTTACCACGTCTTTTCCCTGCTTTGCTGTATGGTTGGCAAGGGAATCCCCCGGTAAGAACATCAATTTGGTTTGCATACTTTGTAAAATCTGATTTTGTAATGTCGGTAAATAATTCTGCATCGGGCCAATAGTGATGAAGCACACGCTGTCCGAACTCATTCCATTCGCAATGAAACTTGTTTTCCCAACCCATCCACTGTGCAGCTAAATCAAAACCACCTATGCCACTAAATAATGAACCGTGTGTCATAATGCTAAAGTATTAAGGTATTCACGCCACATCGGTACACGCTCCTTAAGTTTATCAATAGCCGCTTGGTCGTATTCAACAACCTTTTCATGTATGCGCTCCTGCACTGGGATATCATAGACCCACTCGCTAAGGTCGGTTTCAAGGTTTGCATCCGGGTAATCATTCAGGAATTGCTTCATGTCATAAATCATCGAACGCTCAATGCCTTGCGCTTTCTTTAGGAAGGTGGGGTCTGACTGTGCATCGATAAGATTCATGCGTCGTGCGAGCTTGTATTTCTCATCATTAATCATTTGCAGTGGTGCGTTCACTAGGACAAAGCAGAACGTAGCACGCGGCGCACCTGTTAGCCACATGTATGCTTGGCCTTGCCAAAAGTAGTCTTTGCTAAGGTCGTTGGCTTTTGCATCGTGGAATGTGAACACGTCCCAAGACGATTTGATGTCAGGCACATTTACAACCAAATCCGTTTCGTCATATTTGATAAGCAAGTCAGGCGTGCCCTTGACAAACTCATTGGTAAACATCTGCTCATTCTTGAATACGATTTGTTTGCGTTCACGGCGCCACATGTCTATCGCATCATTCTCAACGGCTAGACCTTTCTCGATATACTTGTTGCTAATCTCTTTATAACGCTTATACTTCTGCTGCACATAGACTTCCAGCAGTGCGCTCTTTGTTGTTTCGCTCAAACCTGTTTTGGTTCGTGCATCGGTCATCAACTTACCTAGCTGTGACGCTCTGAATAATACTTGTTCCATTTGCTTTTGTGTTATTGATTTGACTGCTAATGTAGCAGAAGTTCGGAAATTCCGAACAACTGCAACATCTTTTAACATTTACACGCCTTCGGTGAATTGACGCATCTCATCCCCGCGATCAATAAGAAAGTTGCGGCGGTTGTTTAGTTCTTGGTATACCTGTGCAAGCACCTCGCTACTGCATGCCTTTTGGATGCGTGTGCAATCCATTAATGTCTCGGCATTGTTGATTAGGTCAAGCACATAAGCCACATCTTTATCGCCGCCCTGTGGTAGCTTGCCTTTAAGATTAAACGCCTTGTATACGTCTGCATTCTTACGGTTAAGGTCACGGCCAAACAACTTACCAAATGACTGCGCTGCATTCTTTATGCATTCAGTTTTCAGTTTAGGAAAAGCAAGGTCTAATGCGTTCGGCTTTTTGTTATCCGCATTCAACGCCCATCTGTTGCGCTCTACGTTGTCAAGGTTCTGCGGTGCACGGTCAACCATGATGATGATGGACGCTGCCCCGGTGCGGCGGATTTCGTACCCGCTGATGGGATGTATTGCAATCAAGTCGATGCTGCCTACTACTTCATTTGCCATGCGTTCCCATTTAAAGTTCTCAGTTCTCCAATGGCCGAAGAACATTTCATCTAGCGTGGTCTCAACGTGTGAGATGACCAGCGTCTGCGCTTTAAGGTCAGGAGTCTTTTCAATCCCGGCTACATCGGGTGTGGCGTTAAGCATCTGCTGAAATTTCTGCAATGCTTCAAGATTGTCTTTGTGAATACTGTTGTTCATGTTATTGATTTTAGGATTTAAAGATACGATTTAATAGCGCATTAAGCAATCATTCAACTCTTGACAATAGTTAAGAATTGCAAAAACGATTGCGGTGTACACTAGATACTTGATGAGTTTGCTTGCTTTCATGTTTGTAGATTTAAATATTTACTGCGAATGTACGGTGCAATTTCTTGCACCACCAAAACAAAACTGTTAAAAATTGTTAAAAGTGCAATCGGTTACAGATTGTAACCACCTCACGCCCACGAATAGCTGCCGTAGTTCGGGAATAGTTCGAAGTAGACACGCATCATAATTGCATCAGCATAGTCAGGAGACTTCCCGTGCATGCGCGCTATTTCATCCTTACTGATCACTGCAAGTTTGCCATCGGCTTCGGGTTGCCTGCGGCGTATCATATCCAGTTCTTGAATGATGACATCACGGAACTGATTCACTTTGAAGATTACTTTGTTCTGCTCAATCAATTCTGCAAGCTTGAAATAGCATTCCGCTTTTTGATTTGTGTATCGGTCTGGTTGCTTTGCACGCCCGCCGTTAAGGAAGCCGCGGCAACGGAGGTGGTCGACCGCACCCCCGCCGACCCCATCTTCATCGCATATCACATTGCTAAGTTTAATGCTATGCCTGTCACATAGTTGCCGAATGGTGGCAACAACAGCCGTGATTGGTTGCTTGCGCAGTTCGTGAATCTCTATTAAATGCAATCCCTGCCACACGCATATCACACTTCTATCTTTTCCTAGTCGTGCGATGTCGGCACTGATATACTTTTCACCTTTGCTTTCTTCATCACGGAAGCAGCGCACCAGGTCATCGTATTGGTAAAGGTTATCTACGCTCTCATCGTATTCCCAGTCACCATGCAACAGCCTTCGCCTGTCAATCTCCGGCAAACGTTCTAGCGTTTCAATATAGCTTTCGGGCAGGTGTGGGTTATCGGTCGGCAGCGATGGAATGAATGCAAGATGTAGGGGCAGGTTGTCCATCTTGTGCGGTGCGTAGAACTCATTATACAGCCATCCTTTGGACGGATTGCACGTGAGCAGCATCTTCGGTGGCAAATCAAATTCGCGTAGCTTATAACGGATGCGCGACTGGAGTATGTCTATTGCCCGCTTTGATACTTGTGCGGCCTCGTCTACGTAGGCATCTGTTAATTCTAAACCGCCTAAACTATGGAACTCCGCATCTGATGGATAAGCAAAAAGGTCTTTCAGTATTATCTCGCTACCGTTATTAAATGTGATGACGTGCGTTTGATTGTTGATCGTGTAGTGTTCATTAGGTGCTAGCCCTAACATGTGCGCTACTTCAAAGAAAGTCTTAAGCGTGGTCTTTTTTAGCGTGTCAAGTTTGCTACGGCCTATCAGTCCTCGCGTGCCGGGATACTTGAACCTGCGGGATATCTGCCATGCACAACCGATAAACGACTTGCTGCCCCCTGCCGCTCCACCGAAAAGCACCACACGTGCCGGGTGTGAATTACCCAATACGCGCAGTGCTTCATTTTGTTTCGGTAGGTACTCAATCATTATCTTTTAATCAAGACAAGAAAGACAAGAATGAAAACAGAAAACTAATCACAAGGATTAGTATCAGAATAAACGACAAGCAAAGAACACAATAGTACCCAATATCAGACATAACATCGTGAATTAATGTTTTTATTCTTTGCATAGCTAATCTTTTTTAAAAACATCGAATTCGATGTAATTAAAAAGGCAAATCGCCTGTGCCATGTGAATCATCATCGTGCTGGCGTTTCTCCAGTGGCTCGGACATCTTGCCCGAAAAGAACTTGCCACTCTTGCCTTCCTTGACCCACGCAGCAAGGCGCATCTTCTTACCACCTACCATGATTTCACCTGTGTACTGTGGCCCGTTGTTGGCTACGTTGTTGTTCTTGAATAGGGTAAACTGACCCTCTTGCATTTGATAGTTACTCATTGATTTAATTATTGATTATGTTTATATCATCCATCATAAAAGCAATCGTGATGTTGCCTCGCATGTTGCTGACTTCTGCTATTGTGAATGGTTCTTCGTCGATGCTATGGCCGTTAATGAACCCGATGAACACTTCCGTATCATCCGGGTAATGAGCCAGCGCATCCCAAAGTTCACCGATAGTCATAGCCTGTATTCATCTTTGTCTGTAAGCAAATGTAACTCCTCAAAGATAAGACGCATTGCAACATTATCAGTCATCGATGGTCGCATACTTCGCTTAGCTGTCAACACAAATAGTTTGCGAAGCAGTTCAATCTCGCGCTGTTGATCGTAGTGCTTCATTGCTTAATGCTTAAAAGTTTAATGACTTCTTCATCATCTTGAATCCAACAAGTACCTTCAAATATATCCGGGTTAATCAAAAATTCCATTAAGGCAAATCTTTGGGTATAGCGTAAATTGAACCATTCACCAACTACACGATAATCTTTAAACTTTTCGTGCAAATAAGATTCTATCATTCCTATTTTCATATCAAGCTCTACTTCATTAAAGCCTACGGCAACACACTTTAAACTGCAACCTGATTGCGTAACTAATTGACGAAAGCGTTGGTATACGTTATAGGTCATACCAATTTTAGTCAATTTAGTCAATGGATTATACAAGGCATATACAGCACCACCAGCTTCATTTTCAAGAACATTTTTTTTACTCTTATGACTAAATAAATCAAAACCGAAATATTTATTTTGATAGTCCTCGACTAACCATTGCAAACATTTTACTGTTTGATTATCCATTTCTTTCATCTCAGTATTCATTTTGATTTTCAATCAGCTCGCGGTAGCGTTCGTATCTATATTCTGTAAACTGAAATGGTTTATTTTTGTAAAGTCGGAACCGCTGGTCATTAACCCACTGTGGCAGTTCATCGTACTCACGCATCAACGCTACTTCAAGTTCGCTAGGTTTGCCGCGTATGATTTCTTTCACCGGCTCCTGTAACATTTTTGCATCTAATTTTGTTACAACATCCTTCATCGCTTCATTCATTTGCGGGTGTGCGAAGATTTCGTAGATGTTGTTAGCTTGTGTTTCCTTTTCGCGTGTTGCCGTTATATGCATGTCCCTTTCCTGTTCAAACTTTAACAGCCATTCGTTTAATATCGACAAATCCAAACGGTTGTAAATAGTTCCATACATTCCCGCAACACCACGATCTAAACACAACTGGATATCTTCTAGGCTATATTTCCAATGATGCTGCACAAAGTGTTCAGCTGCAAATTTTATCTGCTCATTGTTCATGTTCTTCTCAATGTTCAGCATTGCACAGCACCGGGCAATCAGCATTGAAATTTTAAACTTTGTTTCTTCGCGGTCTACTTTTCTAAGCGTTGCTATCTTGTCGCATTTCACGCTCTCGTGCAAAGTCAGCTGCGATTTCGGCTGCCACATTTTGATAGTGTGCAACGTTGTCAAACCTTGGTTTTGTTCCATAAGAATTAGATTTTTGATTATTTGAGTTTTCGAATTTACTGTTATTCACCATCCAGTTGCGTGCTGAAGCTTTCCAATCCTTCATTTGATTGCGTCCCTGCTTCCATCCATTGGCTTCGTAGTAGTTAAAAAATTTCGCGGCCTCGGTGTTTATCTTTTCATCAGGCCATTGCATATGCTTCTGCATTGAATACTCACCCATAAAATTGTAAACATCATTTTCGTTTGGGGGTGTAAACACCACTCTATTGTTTCTTTGTTTCTTTGTTTCTTGGTTTCTTTGTTTATCTATGGGGGCAGTGCTGTGTTCAATGCTGGTATCAATGCCGTTGCTATGCTGTATCAATGCCGTATCCAATGCCGTGTGCAGTGCTGTGGCTTTTTTGCTACGGCATATTGATATTAAAGTACTGCTATATTGGTTCTTAGATTCTTTGATAATTTCAATGAATCCCCACTTACATAAATCCTCAACTGCCGCAAGATAGGTTCGCTTGTTTCCAATATGCAGACCTTCCATTGTTGCATTGGTTGGCAATCCAAACTGCTCTTTCCATCCAAGACGGTTGTTCAGTTCAATGATCCACATGAATAAAGCAGTGTGCTGGCACTTCACCTCTGAATGCTCAAAGGCAAAATCAAACCACTTCCGGGAAAGGTCATAACCGTTATTAGTTTTCATAGAAACTAAATACCCACCACTACATGCAAAGGACTATCCGCGCACGATTGTGCTATGGCAATGCAGTAATGGTGGGATTTAAAATGTTTTTCATATACGGATAGTCGAGGCAAAGATAGTCAAACTATCTCTACTTCCAAATAGCTGTGGCAATTAAAAATCCGATGACTAGTCCCACTGCCATAATCAGTAACATCTTGCTGTTGCTGTTGTCGTAGTCAGGTTCATCTACCACCGGTATGGGTGTAGGTGCTTTGCGGATGGGCGCAATAATCATTTGCTGTTCACCTGCCTTACTTTGTGCATTAGCAATACGTGATTGTTTAAGGCATTCCTTTGCAAAAGCATTTGCAACTGCTTGCGTAGGCATTTCAGCAATCCATTTAGTGTGTCGACCTTGACGTTTAATCATATTGCTTTCACGCATTAGTGTGATTACACGCGAACCGATACGATGCTCGCGCATCATTTCTTTTATGTCAAATTCCTTTTTATTATATAATTCCAGCATGAAATTATAATACTTATGTTTAGTGTTTTTACTCATGACTCCATATACTTTTTGATTGTTATTGTGAATTCTTCAAATGACCTGCACACCTTGACGGCATAGCCTTCATTGATGAGCATGGCGTGAACGATTTTTTGATTTTCAGAAAGCTTACCCTTTTCCGTTTTCATCTCAATAAACAGTGCATGGTACTTCATGGACGGCATGCATATCATTAAGTCAGGTATACCCGGCATGGCCCCTTCGGCCTTCAAGATGTTCCAACGTTTGGCCCGTTGCACTGGAGTGCCGCCGATGTATACACCGTTGGGAAAAGATGCAATGACGGTGCGAGGGAATGAGTATCTAAACCACTCTACGCAGCGTTGCTGGATTTTGCTTTCTTCGTGTTTCATTCGTGTAACATACTTTGCATTGCTAACCAAAACGAGCCTACATAGTCTTCATTTGCTTCAATGCTGACAATAGGCAAATCCTTTTCGAGCTGCATATATTCCCACGGGCCTAATGGTGCGACCTCGTAATCACAACCCATTGCAACACTGCAGAACTCAATCGTGTGTAGATCCACAGGAATATCAAACTTCACGATATAGCGCTTTGAGTAGTTGAGTGTACATAGGTAGTACATGCGGTTGAGGTTGACTATCTTTCTACGCACCGGAATATTCGCATACCTGCTTTGCACAATCTTTTCATTCAAGATTTCGGCCTCAACTTCACTATGCCCCTCCATGAACTCCAGCGTCTCTATCATTCGTTTCCATTTAAGTTCGTGCTGCTTCGGCCCAAAGATTAACCGTGCAAATCGCAGTAGCTTTTTCGGATTAATGTTAAGGTGTGCAGCCATTACATTGAACGGAATAGTACCGAAGTACTTTTGAATGTAGATGACATCGCTACGGCTAGGCAGCGCACGGTTACTCGGCATATCTTTTTCTTTTTGTGCGCGTGTCTTTACGCGTCGCACTGGTCAATTTAAGTTACTCATCGCCTTCATGTTTAATAGT